TGTTTGATTATTGGTGTCTAAAGATGATAGATTTGCAAATGTTTTCTCGGCGTAGCCAAAACCAGAGTCTATAATATCAACTGAAGTAACAATGCCCGTGGCTGTACCAGCCGTAGCTTCTACCGAGGCATTAAAGCCTTTATAACCACTCCCGTCAACTATACCGAGATCATATATGACTTGCTCTTTAATAGATACAGTTGGATTTGAAGAATATCCTTGGCCGGAATTTATTTGTGATAAAAACGTTATAGTTCCTACCTCTAAATCATATGTAATTAAAGCCGATTCTATTGATGCATCTAGATTTTTATAGTTAAGCGATGGTTTTGTGAAGTTAGTCCAGTTAGTGTTTCTAGTTATAGACGTAACCGTCGCTGTCGCGCCGGTATTACCGCTAACTATTCCATATGTGGGCACAAAGTATCCAAAGTCACCGGTGACCGTGATAAGACTGGAGTTGACAAATGACACGGTGCCATTACCATATGTATTTTGAATTGCAAACTTACTATTTATGGTTATAACAGAGCTGGTAGTATTGCTTATAAGAGTGGTGCCAATAGTTAGATTGGCGTTGTTTATGTCAGACCCATTTAGATAAACCAGACTTTTATCTACTCTGTGAGCAACTAAACTGCTTATTCCGAGAGTACTATTGGACAAACTCTCACCATTAGCCATATTATTACTTACTAGATAACTAACGTCTGTGGTAATTACATTTACCTGCGCTGCGCTATAAACATTATCACCAGGGAAAAAATTTCCTCCAGACAGGGCGGTTATCGATAGATTACATCCATCAGCTGATGTGTCTAAAATAGTAGTATTAGCATCTTCTATGTCGTCAATGTTTATCCTAAAAACTTCCTTATCTATAAGATTACCGACCTTAAATGTGGCTCCAGAGCCGCCACCACCAGTAACAGTAACCGCGGCGTTTACTGAGAAGCCAGAGCCGCCGTCAATTAGAGTAAAAGTAACCTTACCGTTTTCGTCTCTAACAGCCGCTACTCTGGCGATACCGTCTTTACCGTTGCTTGAATTAACAAGTAGACTTTCACCAACAGAAAATCCAGTACCGCCATTCATTATACCAATTGCTGATAATGAGCCAAGTATAAATGGTGATGAATCTGGTGTGAGAGCTAAAGAATACTGACTTTTTTCAGAGGTGGTAAGTTTATTATACTCAAAGGCACCTATGGTGTCTTCCAAAGAATTGACGTATAGATCAGAGCATAATATTTTTTGCTTATACTTAAATGAACCTGTTACTGAACTTAAAGTCAAAACGTTTATGATTTTATTGTCGACGGTCTTAGTAGAGTAGGACTCGACTACAGCTTCTCCAAGACCGTCGCTGGTCTGTATAGTCCTGCCAACAAGCTTGGCTAGATATGAGTTGTTAGACACCTCAATGTACTCAGGCTTTATATAACTGTTGTTGGATAAACGAAACAGATCATTTCCAGGAATATATACCTGCAGGTCCTCGTTAAACAATATTCTAAATAGAAGCTCATAAGCTCTTGCAGAACCTTTAGCTCTATACAGATCAGTTATATGCTTTATTGTAAGGCGCTTGTCCGAAGATATATTCTCTGGCAGCGATAACATATACTTATTTTTAAAGTTTATAACGAAGTTATTAAGTGTCTCGTCTATATCAGCATACGAATACATGCTTCGCGCCTGGCCGAGTGGGTTTTCAGAGCTTTCCAGCCATTCATAGTAGGCGCGAACAAACGCTATGAAATTCGGACCGTATTCTTTATAAAACTGAGGAAACTGGCCCTGAACAAACGGAGAGATATATCTTTCTGTAGTCATTAGCCGCTTACTACGGATATAGACAGACCAGATCCGGTATCTATCTGGACAATGTTATTTCTACTGGCATATATGTCTTGATTTACAGTAGTAGCAAATACTCTAAGACCACCGGTTGGCACCGCGTCAAAGTTAGTTTTGGATACTCTAATGATACCATTTTTATAGTCTATGCTTCCAACAATAGAATAGTTGATCGCGCTGGCAGGAGGGACATCTCCCTGGATAGTGATGACGTCTCCGGTGTTATTATTTTTGATGGTGCTCTCTAGCTTATAAAGATTGCCGGCACCAGTCGTCGCGCCGGCGATAAAGTCCGTTAGAACATATGTTCTGCCATCAGTCTTGAAGGTATTACTTAGAACAGTACCGCGACGTAGCTCGTTACCGTGGAAGTCTACTATAAAGGGGTGTCCACTTATCTCCTCTAAGTCAGTAAACTTCTTATACACAAAGGCAGCAGTCTCGTTACTTATGATACTGACATCGGTATAGTCTATCGCTGTCATCAGCGACGACATTCTAAAATCTCTACCGAACTGCTGAAGATTATCATCATCATAGTTAGATATTGTGTTTATTACTGCAGTCTTTATTTGTGCCGGTGTCAGACCGGTCTGAGTAAAGTCTACGTGAACGACAGAGTTTAGAGTCACGTAGGTATACTCTGGATCTATGATCACTGGCGTTATGCCAAGAACTGAACGCGCCCGGAGGAAACTAAGTAATTCTTCCTTTGAGTTTTCGGTCAGAGCATTTCCGGAATACGTGCTCGCGGAAATAAAAACTTTTCCATATTCGACATCGCCAAATTGAGAGACGGTCTCACCGCCATAGGCATTCACACTCTGTATATCTGGAAAGTTAGTAAGTATCAAATCTATATAGTCCTGAGTAGTTACCACTCTCTCCTGTGTTTGGAAGTGTCTCGGCGCATTATATCTTATAGACTCTATGGACTCTATCGCCGCACCATCCGCGCTTATACTTACTGTAGTGACGTCAAGACCAGCAATATCGGTATTGTTTATACCACCAAGATCACTTTCAAGGGCAAATGTATCAATGCCATTGGCGAGCTCTCCGTTGCATGATCTATATTCGGCTGTGATTACCGCACCGTTCAGCGGTCTTCTACCGAGTACTCCATCGCCAAACAAAAGCTGGTATCTGCCATCGATATCTGTTTGAAGAAAGTACACATTCGCGCTGCTAGTAACACCGAATAGACTACCTGAAAAAAGATACTCTGCTGTATTGGCACCATCGTTTTCAGATACCACGACTACCAAGCTATTAGTATCGACATTTTGATCTAACAGACTAAACTTCTGCGTCTCGTCAGCGTAGTTCATAACGAACGCGTCCTGCAGGTACGATCCTTCATATATCGATACGTTCGCGACGTTGAATGTGTTGTTTCCCGAGGTCACCGTCAGAGACTTATCTGTCGTAAACGTGTAGTTGCCGTTGATGTTTTTTCCAATAAACGACGTGCCCTTTGGTATTGTGAGAACGTTTGCGTTAGAGGTCGGAACTACCAGATTAACGACGGCGGCAGATGATCTACGTGATCGTGGCGTATAGTTAAGCATCTTAGCATGAGATGCCACCGAGGACCTGAGCTGCGCCGAGTCCAAGAACATTTCAGAGACAGCCATATTGAGATAGAACGCATTCATGAACGTGTTGTATGACAGCACGTCAAGAAGAACGTTCATGTTTGAACCCTCATAGTCATAGTCCTTGAAGACTGACTGAGAGCTTAAAAATGTCTTAAGGTTATTCTTTAGAGTATCAAAGTCCAGCGACGCCAGACTAATAGATGAGTTTGCAGTTGCCATTCTATCTCACTCGCTGGAGTACTAGACTTACAGATACTTGATTAGGGTTATTCATAATAAAAAAGAATATGTTCACTGTGAGTTTGTTATCATCTGAGCTCGAGCGCAGATCTGCGCTCGGTATTACTTGAACTGTAAGATCTGAGGCCGACACACGGGATTCATTCTGCTTTATTGTATTTAGTATATCTTTCTTGAGATCTTCTGCAATAAAGCCAGTAAATGGCTCGAACAGCATACTCAATACGTTACCGCCTATGTCCGGCTGGAATAGTCTTTCTCCTATGTTGGTGAGCACTAGATTGCGGATCGACTGCTTTACGCTGTTTTCACTGCCCATTCTAGCCAGATCGTTCGAGAGAGGGCTCTTATCAAACGATGACAGAAAGTCGCTGAAGTACTCCTGCTTTATGTCCAGCTGTGTGTAGTAGTCTATTCTTGCCATGGTATGTTATTTATTTCTCAAATTCGTTGGACTTGGTGGCTGTGATATGCTTGGTACTCCTTGACTGTAGTTTACAATGCTATAACTACCATCATATTTCCAAATAAATCCAGCACCATTTACATCCCACGAATTGACAGACTTTGTAGTAAAGTTAGCAGCATTAGCAGATATTCTAAGTTCTCCACCCTTTGGAGGATTGGCACCCGTGGGATCTTGAGCCTCGGCGCCGGCCGCGTGAATTGCAACATAGGTATTTCCGGAAATTGTTGCAGATCCAAGTATACCAATCAAACCAGCCTGACCTTCGTTAGCAACCAATCTAGCATTCTGACCAGCATAAACATATACATTAGCTGCAGCAATTCCTTGAATAGGACCTTCAAGAGAATCCATATATAATAACTTTCTAGATCTGATCTTCGTTTCACCTTTCGTTGTACCGCCGGTCCAATTCGCCCCAAGTGAATACATATCTTCCTCGGCGTTGTAATATGAATCTTTTAAAGAATTTTGAGTAATTTGTCCTTTAACAAGTATATTATAGTCTTTATTTACGGTCATATTATAACTGCCACCGACAACTTGAGTCATATTTCCCTTGACTTCAACATGAGCATCTCCACCTATAACCACGCGTGCTCCACCACCTATCTTTATATCACCATTCTTTTCTATAGTTATAGTAGTACTCTGCTTTACGGTTTTACTTTCATTGGCGGTTACTACCTCTACCTTGCGTCCATCTTCAGAGATTTCTGTATAGCTGCCTGATTTATGAGCTATTCTAACTCGCTCATTTCCACTAGTGTCATCTAACTGTATCTCATGACCGGCTCTAGTTACCTGGGTATAGTTATATGGATACTCGGATGCATAGGTAGTTCCTGGAGTACGTGTGTTTGCTGCAGAAGGCGAAGATAATTGCTTAGTCTTACCAGTAAATAGACCAGTTACAGTATCAAATATAGGAACATTAACCATTATCTATTCCTAGCAGCGCCAAACCGAGCGCCATAAACGTTTGTTGCTCTAACATCTTCTGCTTGGAATTGCTGAACTTGCTGCTGAGCACCTATCTCTTTCATTATTTTTTCATTTTCAACTTCAGGGTTTGACGAAAATGCCTGATCTCCACCAACTACCTCATCTCCAACTTCAGTGTTTGACGAAAATGCCTGATCTCCACCAACTACCTCATCTCCAACTTCAGTGTTTGACGAAAATGCCTGATCTCCACCAACTACCTCATCTCCAACCAAAGCTTTAAATGCAGCAGGATCTGCAGATCCTACAGTAGGTGCAGCGGGTTTTGTAGAAACAGCAGGAGTTGTAGCAGCTGTCGAGTCTGTAGTAGTACTTGGTTCAGGTAACGGCGGAGGGTCGCCCGGAATCATTTTAAGAGCATCAGACTTTAGTTTACCAAGCATTGATGTTAAAAGCTCATCTGTTATACTAGGAATAGAAATTGTATCTTTAAACGCCGAAACCGCTGAAGCTATGCTAGTAAGAGTATTGACTGAATTAACTAAGCTAGAAAGTTGGGGAACTATGCCAGTGGCTATACCAGCTAGCTGATTTATACTTGAAAGAGATGCACCGAAAAGCATATTGAGCCCACCAAGCTGAACAGCATTCATTATTGAACCAAGACCAGCAGCAAGACCAGCACCGCTGGTTATGGATCCGGATGAAATGAATGAGCCGACAGCAATATCACTAAGAAGAGCTTGGCCAGCAGTAATTCCACCAGGAATACTTGCAAGTGAGTCTATACCGCCTAAAGTTCCCAGTGCAGATATAGTAGATATTCCAGAAAGCTTGCTTTTTAGAGCTTGAGACGAATTTACATATGGACCAGAAGAACTTATCACAGATGGATTATATGCCGGTGCTGATAGACGGTCTAGTGGATTAGGCATACCACTCTGAAAAGCTGATGATATATTACCAAGTGCTATGTTTGTAGCATCAAGAGTATCTGGTGACATTGTTGCTGGATTAAGAGAGTTTACAAGAGTTAATGTTTGATTAACTCCAATTGAGCCCATCATTGATGATAGAGCTCTAGTTATACTACCAGATCCAATGTCTATTAGACCTGCTGGTGAGCTAAATAAATCAATAGCTTTAATTTTACTCATTGCCATGATTGAACCGCTAAGCGAACCAGACATATTATACGGATCTAGCTGCATCATTGTAGATATTAAGTTTCTGGGAATCGACGATAAAACGCCCACTCCAGCCGATAGTGATGCAAACTTCAATCCTTTTGCAGCAAGCGCAGTTAGATTTTTTCCTCCAAGTGCTGCGTTTAGGTCTTGATCTCTAGAAGCTCGAGCTATATCATTTGTGGCAGAATCTATATCGTATGAACCATCTACGATACGGCCTGGTTTAGTTGTTCCGGCCGAAGGCAGTGTTCCATCAGCAATAAGAATAGTTTTATCACTGTCTGCAAAATATCCTTCTACTATAGATCCCGGAACAACACCCACTGGAGAAGAACCCACTCCTTTAAAAGAAGCGCCATGTGTTAATGGTACTTTTGGTATGGCCCAAAATAAGTCTTTATCCGGAATGAGTGCTGCATTATCTTGAAAGCCAAAAAGACGAACCTGAACACGGCCTTGCTTTTTGGGATCCATTACATTGACTACTCGTCCACGCCATCTGCTGCCGCTGTAGTCTCCTGATCTATCTACCATCATTGAGCTGGTGTTCCCTTCATGCATTCCATGACACAACTGTATCTTGGGCGTTCTCCCTCCGGGTTAATCATGTGTCTGAGAGATGCTATAATCATCTTACCTGATATATCTGTATCTTGACGGGAATTTGACGTCAAGGAATTCTGCTGGTTTATTTTAGCATCTATAAGATCACCAGCTTTAAGCTTTGCATCTCCAAATACTCTTAGTTTTATAAGACTCTGCATTAAGTTACCGGAATAAGCTAATTGATTTGGAGTACTTTCTGGAATATTTGTTATTGGTCTACGATTATCATAAGGTAAAACTGAATTTCTACCTGGGTATTTACCAAACTTAGAAATGAATGATGCATTGTTCCAACTACCAGCGCCACCAGACTTATCTTTAGCATCTGGAAAATCAATAGTCTTTGATGTATATTCGTTTGTCTCATAATTAAAGTAGTTAAACCGCGACTTCATAGTTCCGCGGTCGATACGGTCAATTGCATTAATCATATGAGGCAGCTCATAGCCAAAGATATTATTGTCGGTCAGCTTCATCATATCCGTGCCTACTGCGGAGTCCTGAACAAAAGACTTCACCGGCGTTCCTCTAAACATGCTCTCTATAGTGATGAAGTTGAATCCTTTCTGGTTCTCAAAGAAGACATAGCTTGATGACTCGTTCTTAGACGATACTGCTAGTGTCTTTAGACGATCAATAAAATCCCAGGCTTTTTCATTCTGTGCTATTATATCTTGAACACCTTTAGTATCTTCAATGTTTATTTGTTTTTTAGTCTTGAGATAGCTATTCAATACATCTTTAATGTTATAAGATATTTGTTTTTTACTATAACTCTTCTGTATATACCCATGCTTGTCTACACCACCGGCAGCATAAAATGCTTCTTCAGACGAGCAAATGATTGTAAACGTACGAGATTTATATTGAGCGCTTGGCGCTAGATTCACTACCTTATTGACCAAAAACTTATATGACGCCTTCTGACCACCGGGAGCCTGAAACACAATGGTGAATGGCTCGCCACCAGATAAATTTAGCCCAGCAAACAGAGCATCATCGGTGTCGCGAACGTTGAACTCACCGATGACGCACGGCATGAATATACTTTCGTATATCGATCCGGATATAAATCCAGAATTTATCACACGCCCGGCAATGGACATGCTGTTTATTATTAAATCTCCCGGCTGGTACGAGTTTAGAGCCATGTTATAATAGACCGGCTAGGGCGTCTGATGCTTTCTGCGCGACCTGATCCACCGCACCTGGGTTCATCAGCCTGATTGTACGATTCTTTTCGTTTCTCTCATACTCTTCGTCGTATATTGTTACCGGACTCCAGTATATGGCCTCAGCAGCAACTATATTATTGGCTAGAGAATACACAGCCGACACGGTGCAGTTGGATGAGCTCTCGCCGCCATAGACATAGCTGTTGTTCGACGTAAATTTATATCCGGTCGGAACTGAGTCCACGTATCCAGTGGTGTGCTGTATTGTCAGCGTGGTTGAGTTTGAGGCTAGAACCTGCCCGGCGCCAGTAACCGATGCCACAAAGACATTGCTGCTTGTATTTGCGTAGCCAAGATTGACGCTCAATATTTCATTGTTAGAGAAAGCTGAGTTTCCAGATATAGAATATCTCACGATCTTATTAGTGGTTATTTCTTCATCGATTCTCTTTCGCTTGTACGCCGTGACGTTGCTCCCGGTCAGAACAACCTCATAATACCTCTTTGCGGTATCGAGATACAAGTTTCCAAAGGCATCATACTTTGGAATGTCTGGAAGACTATTGAACTCAGCGATCGTTATAACATCTGTATCATCATACCAGTTGTTTCTATAGTATGCGACCTTTGAGCTTATCTTGTCTGTGTTTCCATATTTCTTTAGAAGATAGTCATTGAACGTATCATCCGGCATATACCAATCATAGTATGGATCGGTCATGCCATTGGACATGTATACTATCCAGCTCATATATTCATCATTAAAAATACGATCGGCTAGCTGATCCGGGCGCTCGTTGTTCTGAAGATCATAAGGATAGTATAGAAGATTATTTTTTGATGGGAAGTCACGAATCACCACTCGCTCGGTAATGTTTACAGCGAGTTGATTATTATAAATAATAAGTGGAAACTTAGAGAAATATTTTTGTGGCATTATTAGCTCTAAACTGGTTATAGATAAGAAGAACTGTTCTTCTTAAGTAATTGCTGCAGCGATCGCCGCAGCGGCGAGTTTTTCCACTGCACTCGGTATTAACGATTCTTGCGTATTTGGATCATAGCCTTTAGGGAAATCTTGCTTAGTCCAGAACTCTATTTCCTTTAATCCAAGATTTATCTCTATTTCTGTAGGCACGTTCTGAGAACCCTTAAAGAATGATGGGGTTGCGGCCGGCGCATAATTTGCCGTAAAGCTAGTTATTGCACAAGGTTTAAACCTATAGAGATAGCTATCAACGCCGTAGAAACTTACATGAACTATGTTGGGATACTCTAGAAGAGTACCTCCGCTTTTAGCAGCAATGTCTGGCAAGAGAGAAAGCTTAAAAAGTCTAATAATCTTATTGATTACTTTAGCTTCATCTGGATCTCTAGGAATAAGTTTCCATTGAAATGTATGTGTTTTGAACGTTGGCTGCTCAAACTGTACACTGAGAAATGGATTGACTGCAAGACCGAGTGGTTGAAGTATATCACTTAATTCTATTTTCTCGCCTTCCGGAAATCCTGGAAGTTTGGTGAGCGCCTGAAGGGCGTTGTTAGCTTGAGTAATACCAAAACCTTGAGCGGCGGCCGCGATGGTGGGCGCGGCGACCCCAAATGGATTGACTGCACGTCTGATTGCACCCAAAACGACTCCCGGAAGCGTTTGCGCAGCACCTGTAGTTGGAGTTCCTTGGGTTTGTTCCAAAATAGATTCCACGGCGGCACCGATCATTGGTGTCTGTTTTTTATCTGACCAAGTCATATCAAACTTATCTTGTATTCCCTTAGGCACTGGAAGGCGAATCATTCCGTCTGGTTTTACGTATGGTTGCTGAGATACAGCGCGTCTCTTATATTTCTTAAATTCAAAGGACATACTCAAAGAATAGTTTGCTAAGTCTCTAGGAAATATCAATTTGTCCGGGACTAAAAGACCCGGATCAAATGGTCGCTTATTAATATAAGCCGCAGCAATTGTCCCGGCCCCAACGGCAGCGCCAGCGACGAGGGGGAGGTTGGAGAGGAGGCCCAGGGACGTGCGGCGCAGGAGATTTTTGCCGAACTCGGCGAGTGAATCGGCGAGTGAATCGGCGCGTGATGGCCGCGGCCCGGCGGGCGTTGGCCTCGGTGGAGGCTGAGTTCCTGGTCGGGGCGACTTCGGTTTGCCGGTCATTTGTTTCTATAAACTCAATATTGTTTCTTCTATTTATCATGAATAAATAGAGTTCATGAAAGGTTTCTTCAAGCCACAGTTTCCAGAGAAGTACAAGGGAAACCCAGCTCAGGTAGTTTACAGGTCGAGCTGGGAATTAAAGCTTATGAATTATCTAGACCGCCATTCAGATGTTATCAGCTGGCAGTCAGAGGAATTCTTCATACCATATAGATCTCCAGTTGACAGGAAAGTCCATAGATATTTTCCAGACTTTCTGGTCAAGAAGAGAGAAAAAGACGGGTCTATCAAGACAGTAATGATCGAGGTCAAGCCTGAGAAGCAGACCAAACCTCCAAAGCACCCTGGTAAAGTTACCAAGAAGTATATAACCGAGGTATATACATGGGGAGTGAATGAGGCTAAGTGGAATGCCGCAAAAGAATATTGTTTAGACCGCGGATGGTTATTTCAGGTTTTCACCGAGAAGCATCTTGGAATATCATGGTAACAACAATATTTAAAACCATAGCAGAGCAATCTTCTAACATAAAGTCTAGTGAGAAAAGATCGAGAATCTGGTATCGAGATCAATCTTCACGAGTGAAGAAAGTAAATAACAATGAGATCATAGACGTAAAGAATTTACGCAGTACTCTCAATGCTCAGAACATAGGCCAGATGTTTATGTTTTTCTATAATCCTAAGCATAAGCAGACTCTGCCATATTATGACATGTTTCCTTTGGTATTTCCTATAGAGCTATACTCAGACGGCTTTCTGGGGTTAAACCTACACTATCTTCCAAGAAACTATAGAGCTAATCTTATGGACGCTCTATACTATACAATAAATAACAATAAGAAAGACAAGACCACTAGACTTAGAATAACCTACCAGCTGTTAGAATCGGCATCTAGAATGAGATACTTCAAACCATGCGTGAAGAGATATCTCTCGGGACACATCATGCAGAAGTTTATATACATAGATCCTGAAAACTGGGACAAGGCGCTGATGCTGCCAACAGAAAGATTCATGAAGAAGCCAATAAACTACGTACACACAAAGAGCATTAATATGCTCAAGGTAACAATCTAATGGTGTTTAATGTAAGGACCTTCAAGTCTCATCTATCTAATACTGGAACGCTACCTACAAACAAGTTTGAGGTAGAGATACCGATACCGCCAGTACTCTATAATACAGCGGTGACGGTTGGTGGCGATCGCAGACCGCAGGCTACATTCGGAGAAACTTTAAGCTTTAGAGCCGAATCTGTACGTGCTCCAGGTGTAACGATGCAATTATCGTCAGTAAATAGATATGGCTATGGGCCGGCGCAAAAGTTTCCATACAACGCAAACTTTACTGATATGTCAATGAGCTTTATCGCTGATAAAGAAAGTCTGGTATGGATATTCTTTTATAATTGGCTTAACAATGTATTTGCTTATTCACCCATAGACCCCGGTGGTCGTGAATCAAATCTAAACTATCGTTCTAACTACATGTCTGACTATGCTGTCGATACTAAGATAAACGTGTATGATAATGATGCAGAGCTTTCTACAACGATAGAACTGATAGACTCATATCCAGTCAGCATGAATGACATTGCTCTGTCGTGGGCCGACAACAATCAGTTCAAGAAAGTGACGGTAACATTTGCGTTTAGACACTGGAGATTTACAAATGTTGCTACCACGGATGCATCTATTAAAGCAGTCGGTCCTGATAAAATAG